CGTATTGTCTGACACAGCAGAGAACGAAGTTTTTCCGTCCAAGGAGAACGTTCCAGAGAGTTCCTCTGAAAGTTTCGAAGAAGAGTATAGTGGCTCTAACTTATTCTCAACAGGAATTCTGGATGTGGTTCCAGCTCTCTCAGGAGATTCAATGGCCTGCTTGGTAAAGAGCAAATCCTCAAGCTCATTTCTAAATGCTGATTTTCCACCAGACATCCCGTAGAGATGATCATAGGTTTCAGAAATTTCTCTCTGAGATACAAAGGCATTACTTGACGCCCTCTTCACATAAACATCTCTCATATAACCGATAAGGGCATCGCCGGGATTCTTTGCGACAGACGCCTCTAACCTATTTACCACATAACTAGTGGGAAAAGTTTTTCCATTGTTGAGCTTATCTAGAGCTTTCTTGGCCTGCTCTACAATTTTCTTTAGTTGGTTCATTATATTCCCTCTAGTTGGTCTTGAACATTTCTGGAAACAAACCTCTTATAGCAGAGGCTTTCGTTTGAGTTTGAGCTTCCAAAACTTTACTTACGAACGAGCTATCTGTTGTAGCCATATCTAATAGTGCTGATTTAAATATAAAAATGTCCGCTGAAGAGAATCCGTATTCTTCAGCGGAAAAAGCGCAAATAGGAATGTCCTTATAAGATAATGTCACGCTATCGTGATCATAATTGCTTGAAGCCTTCCAGTCGCCACCCTCTTTCATTTGATATTTGGGATCAGAACTTCTTACCAAAAACGTTGCTCCATCGACCTCTTCTGATCTCCAGAGGTCATCATACTGATCTCCGAAAACTTTATACATATCGAATGCAACCTTTTTGATTGGCAAATCCTCAGTCAGCTTAATTCGATCCTTTGCTGATAAGTCGGTCTCTTTATCTTTGGCTAACTTCAGCAGCACACTATCTAGGTCTGACATTAATCCTTTCCTCGCTGTAAAAATTATCTTTATTAATAGAAATAAACAAGTTTAACTTACAGGTTATTTTGCTACATATTCAAATATAATTAGTAGCTAATCTGCCTCTTCTCTGTTTATCTCTTGAATTTTATCTAGTATGTCTTTGATTCTATTGTTATTTTTACAGATTTTTTGAAGCTTCTTAACTATACCTCCATATCTCTTTTTATGGTTCTTATAATCAATATTTCCATGCATTGCTTTGTGGACTGCAGACTGCGTAATCCCCAAGTGCTTAGCTATATCATTCTGCGTCTTTCCCATCAATCTCATGAATAATATTTTCTTCTGATGATCGGTCAGGTGCGACCCATTAACTATCTCATATATCTCATCAAGCAGCTCTTCTTTGAGGTTTAAAATCCTCTCATCTGAAGTATTTGCCATCATAACCTGACCCATACCACGATCAGAGGAGAAATTATTTAGCTTTGCTGACTCGAAAGATATTTCAACAATCTTGTATTGATATGATTTGCTCTTCTTTTTTTTCATATAATTACCAAATTTCTGGAATACTCTGCTTAAAATCTTTAAAGAAAGATTCTCCATCCTTATTGGGAAGAGAGAAGTATTCGTCTACGTCTTTAGATTTAGGCGGAAGAGTTAGAAACCTTAATCTAATCCCCTTGTTTATATACTTTTCATAAATCCTATTAGCAGAGGATATTCCTGCGGCATCATTATCCATGATGAATGTAATCTTATCGGTATATCTGGCCAGTTTTAAAAAATGATTTTGAGAAAATGCCGTTCCGCATATAGCTACGGTATTCTCAATAGAATTTTGAACCATTGATAGATAATCAAAATGGCCCTCTACAACGTAGACGTTATTCTTTTTTAAGATTGAATCCTTTGCATGATTCAAGCCATATAGTATATTGGCCTTCTTGTAAGAAGAATTTTTATACTTTGGGATTCCAATACTTTTTCTCTCAGTATTTGAGAGGAGAGTTCTGCCGCTTATCCCAACCGGATCATTATATTCAGAAAAAATAGGGAAGACTAAATAAAAGTAGTTCGAAAAATCACTACTTTTAGTGAAATTAAGAATATTCAGTCTTGAGAGGTTTTCTTCCGAAACATATTTTGTAAGCATATCAATGCTCTGAGGGAAATATCCAATCTTATTATCTCTAATAAGCTTTTTGGATAAACCCCTATCTTTTATTAAATACCTTAGACACTCCTGGGAGGACCTAAGATTGGCGTGACAAATGTCAACCAACTGAGAGACATCATGATTATCAGGCTTCATATCATCTGGGTTCATCTATAACTCTCCTATTCTTTTTCAACAAGTTCTAGTGCTTTAACCATATGCTCTGTGATATTTATCTTACACCCAACTCCACCGTTAGGGCAAGCCTTGCCTTTTAAAATCCCTGCAGACATTGTCGCTTCCACATGCTTATCGCATGTTTTGCACGGAAACACAAATGCCTTTTTGCCTTTATTTCTAACGATATCTCCATTTGCCTTCATGGAGAGCTTTGTATACGAAGAGATATCCTCTAGATCGTCTCCGCAGTTATTGCAAACGACAGAATCTGCCTCAACGTCTAAGGAGGCATCCGTCATTCCATCGCTTTTTCTACACCCAAGTTTACATCGAACTATCATAATAACTCCTATATCTTCGCCATCAGAGGGTTTTCTTCCTGAGCATCTTCTATGATTTGCTCACAACCATCTTTGGCCCGTGGATCGTGTGTTAAATATATATTTCTAATTTTAGTCGCATACACTTCGACCAATTCTGATTTGTTTTCTCTGAAAAATTCAAAAGATGCGTCTGCGCCCCTTACTTTTACACCGTCAATTAAATAGGATTGCGATGAAGGACGAGTTATTAATCCATATTTAATTGCCAAATCAAATACTTCTCGCTCTCTCTGAACAACTCCTTTCTGATATTCTATTTTATACTCAGCTTTAGTAAAGGGCGTTCCAACTTTATTCTTTTCAACCTTAGCCTTGACCAAATGGCCAATCCTAGTATCGTCAGAGCTTTTAATAACATCGTCTGAGCTAAAACTTGGAGCCATATTTATCATAAGACTGCAGGCGTGCTTTAAAGCCTTGCCTCCAGGTGATGAGTTGTGATTGACTTGACCATTTGCAATATAGTTCTCTGTCTCTGGAATAGATACGTCAACAATGCATAATTCTTCATCCACTCTTATAGCGTCAGGATGATCTGCCAGCCTGATATACTCCTCCCCAACAAGAACCTTGTGGTCTGCTGACCCGGCGAGTGCGCCAAGCTGATAATAAAAATCAACTTTTTCTTTAACAAAGAACTTTGAAATTGGAGAAAATCCAATAGTTCCATCAGACATTTTAGTTTCTATTTCTAGATTTAGATCTGAAATATCAAAAGAGTTCGGAGCAGACATATCGTCTATCTTCACAAATCTTTCTGCAAATTCAAATAATGTTATCTCTTCTGTAATATGTTCGTATCGTATTTTCACCCTCGTTGTAAATGGATCAACACATTCAGGGTTTCCGAACATCTTTCCTAGATCTACTCGGACCTGATTAATTCCTATAAACGCAATATTCGCATGGGCGATTACTGGAGTTAGCTTTTTTAACTCTGTAGACAAGAACCTCGGAATAGGGGCCATGTTGGCCTTTCCAATATCAGCGCTTATTTCAAGCGGAGTATTCAATACCGCTATAGAGTCCAAGACTATAATTCCTAAGTTCTTAAATCTGGGATCTACTCCCTCAATAACATGGTCAAGGATTCCCTTCATGGCCTTTGAGACCTTCTTTGTCTGCTTATTTACCTTAACCTTCCCGATTAGTCCCTCAAAAATCATCTTGGCGTCATTCGTTTTGATAACCATTACGCGAGATGTGTCTACTCCCTGTTTAGCGGCCCAAGCCGGATCATAAGTATACTCCGCGTCTATAAAAAGCGCAGTATTATCAGGATCTGCATCAAGGTACTCTTTGATACATGACAGAGAAAGCATCGTCTTTCCAGAGCTTTCTTTCCCGGCAAACTGAGTGATTCTTCCTCTCGGAATCCCGCCAATTCCAATAGCCTCATCTAAGCGGGGGCTTCCAGTGCTTATTGACTCGTATTTTGTAGATATGTTCCCATCAAAAAAGATAGAATCTTCTCCAAAGAATTTGGTAATTTCCTTCTGGGCATCAGAAGGGCTCATCATCTTGGTCATTTAAACTCCTAAATTAGTATTTATGTGCTAATGTGCCCTCTTGTGGGGGCCTCCATCCGGCTGGCGCTTGCCAACTTGATGGGTTTTCTGGCTGCTCCGAAACTACGGCGTCTGTGTTTATCAAAAGGAGGGATATACTTGTTGCATTCTCCAGAGCAGTCTTAGTAACTTTCTTGGGATCAATAACTCCCGACTGAACTAAATCCTCAAAGACGTTCGTGGCAGCATTATATCCATAATTATTATTACGCACACTTAACACTTTGTCTATGATTTTATTGCTATCGGCATAAGCATTTTCTACTATTTGCCGCATAGGTCTTTCACACGCGTCTATGAGTACGCGTGCGGCTGGGACCAAAGCATCATCCAATAAGCTTAGGTCAACTTGCTTCGCGGCCCTCAAGAGAGCTGTGCCGCCGCCGGGGACGTATCCCTCTTCTATCGCAGCCCTTGTGGCGCAGATTGAGTCGTCAACTCTATCTCCCTTTTCTCTAAGCTCTAACTCAGTAGAGTATCCAACAGATACTACGGCCGCCTTATTTTGGATAAAAGCTATTCTCTTCTTTGTATCAATTCTTTCGTTATCACCGACGAGGGTCGTTAGATCTTTTCTATAAAGTTCAAGCTTCTCTAAGAACCTAGCCTCATCCTTTCTGCCCTCAAGGATCTTGGTGGAATATCGACCAACAGTTATTCTTTTTGCGAAGCCAAGGTCTTTCATTTTTGCCTCACGAAGAGGAACTCCACCTTCGCTGGAAAAGACCTTCGTCCCTACGAGTACAGACAAAGCCTCAAGCCACTCACCTTGCGCTGAACCGAACACTGGCAAGTTCACAGCGACGGCCCTTAGCCTTCCGAGCTTGTTATTAGCGACAAGAGTAGCTAACACTTCTTGCTTTACTGCCTTCGCCAGAATTAAAACCGGCGTATTCGTATCAGATAACTCGTTAAAGAGTCCAAGGCAAGAAGCTAAATTTGATATCTCGTCATTATAGATGAGAATCTTGCAATTATTCAGATTAACCTCGGTCTGCCCCTCTTCTGTTAAGAAAGCCGGAGTTATGAAGCCAGCCTTTACTTCGGCTCCATCTGCGAATCTAACTGAGTTCACAGTTCCAGGGAGTGCTTCTGCGACAACAGTTCCTTCCATCCCGACAGAGTGGAACGCTTCTGCGATTTTACATCCAAGGTCAGGATCATTATTTGCAGAGATAGTGGCAATATTTTCAAGATCCTCTAATGAGGATACATCAATGGCCATTGAGTCTAGATTCTTAATAATCTCTTTGAGAGTCCATTCTATTCCGGTTCTAAGATTTAGAGGACTATAATTTGTATCGATTAGCTCGCAGCCTCGCTTTAAAATCTCATGAGTCAGAACTGTAGCTGTAGTAGTCCCATCTCCAGCTACTGCCGCAGTTCTGCCCGCCACCTCTTTAATTAATTGGCAGGCAAGCTCTTCTACTGGCTCTTCTAATGTGACCTCTCTGGCCACAGTCACTCCGTCTTTCGTAAGCACCGGGGCTCCAACAAACTTCCCTAGGATTACATTCTTCCCTTGGGGCCCCATTGTTACTGCCACAACCTTCGCCAACTTTTCAGCTCCAGAAAGAATCTTCTCTCTAGCTTTATTCTTAAATGTTAAATTTTTGGCCATTATTTATTCCTATCCTTATAGATGTAAGTTAGGCAAACTGCGATAGCGTCTGCTTCGTCAAGACATTCCTTGGCGAGATTTCCCGCTCTATTATCCCTGACTTTAAAGTTATCAAAATATTCCTTAACATAATCGAACGCTTCTTCTTTTGAAGTTATCTTCGTCTTTGACATCTTGCTTAAGATAGACCTGATTGTAACAACCGCATAACTTGTTGTCTCCATATTGAGAGCATGCAAGCAGGCTATTGAGGTTACTTCGTTAAACAGAGAGAGTGTGATTATAGTTTTCGCTGTACTTCTTCCTCTTGGGAATCTGCTTGCATAGGCTTCTATTGCTATGGAGTCTGGACTTTTATCGACTAAGAATTTCTTTATAGTTTTAAGATAGTCGGCAGCACGAAATGCCAAAGTTCCCTTCTTGGATCCGAGCGGTTTAATGTGCCCGTACTCCAACAGAGTCTCTTTATCATCGTCGTACTCAACAAGGCTCCAGCCAACAGTCGAGGAAGATATATCTAATCCTAATATTGTTTTTTTCATAAAAAAGGCGCATGAAGATTATACTCCATACGCCTTTTTTTAATCAATTATGTGAGAACTTCTTAGTCTTCGAAATCGAAATCGAAGTCCTCTCCGCTAGCTTTTGTCTCATTAGCTGCCGTGTTTGCAGAAGATAAGCTCCAGCCCATCTTAGTCGCTACAGCTTCGGCGGTTGAAGGTGAAATTAGCTTCTCCAAATTAACTCTGTCATTGAAGTCAACGAACTTGCCTTTGAAATCACCAGACAGTGCTTCCTTGGGATTAGGAGTTACGCTGTAAAGCGGCTGCTGACCCTTCGGACCTCTGTTGATGGAAAGATCATAAGCTGTAACCTTGCCCCATTTAGAGTTGTTATAGAGAGACTTAATCGCATTGTAAATCTGAGGACCAACCTCAAGAAGTCGGAACTCCTCATCGGTTCGATCTAGAACCTTGATGAGCCATCGTGCCTGACGTTTAAAGCCAGAGTCTTCTAGCCGTCTAACCAGCTCAGGGTTGTTTGCAGGAGAGTTAATCTTACTCTTCGCACCGTCTCCTGTAGTTACCCAGTGAATGTAGAACTGAACGGGGTTACCCATTACTCGTACAACATTCTCACCCTCAGCTAGTCTCACAAAATCCGACTTCTGACTTGACTCAGAGTCCGCAGCATTCCAATCAACCTCTCCAAAAACCATGTTACCCATATCTACTCCTTGTGTGTGTATTTCTACACCGTTTAGCCTTTTTTGTTTTGCACGTTATTGTGCTTTTTCTTTGGCTCTATTGTGGATTTAGTCTAATCTCCCCACTCTATCTCTTCGGATTCTGCTCCAAAGCCCTCTTTCTGAGTACCGCCGGGGAAAGTGGCGGTATCTTCAGCTGAAGCTCCATAACTAATATTGCTTGCAGCCTCAATCGAATAATCTCTCTTTAAAAATGTCTTGAGAGCATAATGCCATCCCAAGAAATATCCTGCCTTATTTTCCAGCCACTTCTTAGAGGCTTTTGCAAGAGTTAGATTATTACAGGCATCGATATAATCATCGTCGGCCTGCGAAAACCACTCTTTATCCTTGGCTGTTTTTAACCCTGATTTAACAGCCTTGTTTAGGGCTGCGTCGGACCATGCTTTATTCTTTAAAGATTCAAGATGTCCAATCCATCTATCAATCTGAACAACTCTTTCTTGACAAAGATTCTGCCCCTCTAGTGTACGAAGGAGTCCAACTTCTGCAATGTTTAAATCGACAACTCCATTCGTTGGTAAGGACGATGCAACTTCTTCAATAGATTTAATATCTATGCTTTTAATAGAAAAATTTTCTATTGATAATTTCTCATGTAGTTTCATCTAATTTAGCTCCAAAAACCGTCGCCTCAAGGCGCTCGACCCGTGCAACTACTTTAGCCACCGAATCCTGGGTGGCAATATTTTCGCTAACTTTTTTCAGTTCGTCATCTAACATTCTAACCCTTTGGTTCATCATTACATTTAAAATATAATAAATTATGCCAACATGAGTTACGTTATTTACAGGAGGAGTTACTGATGTTATTATACCGTTTCTATCAGTAGTGAACAAGCCAAGGAAGCTCTTATCTCCAAACTCTTTTACCAAGGTTTTGTAGTAAAGAAACTCGGATTCGCTCAAGTCTAATCTCTTATTTCCAACTGCTCTGATCACTTGGAGATTCTCCTTACCGCTGCTCCGGGGCTTCTAATTTTACTTTCTTTTGCGATTCTCTTGAGGCGCTGCACCTTTAGATCCTCATCTAAAGCCTTGGGCAAGTCCTTGTTGCTAGCAAGAATTTCTGTACGAACCTGATCCCGTATATCCTCATACGACT